AGGAATGCCGCTCTCGAAAAGGCACTGAAGAAGAAGGGCTTGATGCCTCAAGACAAGTACCTTCGCGTGAGCGTTCGTGGAGACAGATACGGTATTGCGTTCTCCTCCACACCGCAAGGCGAAGGTGGTAAGCATATCTCGCTGAAGTAGGCGGGATAGAGGGGTCACTGTGGGTCCGCCGCAATCGGTTCGCAGTGGCCCCTCACCTTTGTATGACTCACACAACCGGAGCATCGATATGATTAAGATTTACCGCAGAGCTAAGAGCAAGGTTCGGTGGGAGCTAGTTGACGAGTTCGATGGCGTTGATGGGGCGGTCGAGCAGGTGCGCAGCCTGCTTATGGCCGCCCCGCGCATCGAGATCATGGTCGAGCGTCGTGAGGTGCCGCAGCCATGAAAGAGATAGCCTACTGGAAGATGGCTGATGGTGGCACGCTTGCCCTCGAGAAGCACGGAGACAAGTATGAGGTGGCGTGCTACAACAAGAGCGACATTGAGGAGTGGCGCGAATCGTTTGACAACGAGGACGCTGCTTGGTCGCTCTATGTGCGCAAGAAGTATGTCACAGGTGTAACGTGACCGAGCGATATAGCGTCTTTTACTTCTCGTCGCCAGAGTTAGGTGACGTATACGAGCGGGAGTGCCATCTTGTCCCACTCGAGGAGGCAATGAAGTGGTTCAAGCATCACACAACTAATGTCACCGCAAAGACAGGGCTCACGCGGCGTGTGATTATGGTTGACGGCGGTGATCAAATCGTGGCAGAATGGAAGTACGGAAAGGGTATCGTCTGGCCAAAGGAAGGTGCAACATGAGAACGAATGAGAAGCGAAAGCAGGAACGGGCGAAGCGCAAGTTCCTGTTTGAACATTTGCGTTTGCAAGCCGACATCTTGTGTGACTCACACAAGGAAGAGGCGAGGCAGACTGTGATCCTCAATAGGATGATGTTGATAATCCTCGATATCATCGGAGACAGAGGGCTCAACGATGCCAAGAGGGAAGCGCTCGCGGATCACTTTACAGATTGTGCCAGCACTCGAAGCACGAGCGTTGAGTTGGGTGGGACAGGTGACAGGGACTCGCTATATCTTGACGGGGCCTTCAGGGTTAGCGATCTTGCAAAGCGGCTTACTTGGAGTGAAGTTCGTACAGGACAAACGATTGAGGTGGACCATGCGCGCTACAAAGCGTGACTATTGGGAGATCGTGGAGGTCGTGCGCCGTCTTGAGAAAGGGAAGACAAGGCGGCTCATGTGGGCGATTGCTCTGAGCCAAGTGTTCAGAAAGAGCAACTCGGAGTTCGACGCGAAAACCTTTATCGATGCCTGCGCGACGGAGGAAGCGGAGGACATGGATAAGGTGGTTCAACTATTCAGTAAGAGGAGGCGCAAGTGACACATCTAGGGGAGAAGCTGCGGGTCGCGGACATGACCTGCCCCTACTGTGACCATCACGTTAATGGTGTCGCTCGTGTTGGGGGTGAGACAAATGAGCCGCAAGAGGGAAACATTGCGATTTGTATACGCTGCTGTAACCCTGCGGTGTTCACAAGCACGGGATTGAGGATGGCAACGTGTGCGGAGCTAATAGAATTTGACCAGGACGAGGACTTAATGGACAGTATCCGCATTTGTAAAATCTCGAGAGGGTATCTCGAAAAATAGTGCTTGACAAAGTGATAGCAAAGTGCTATAATCGGGTTCTTGTGTCGGTAGAAGGAGAGTCAGGTCAGTCTTGTGTGACTCACACAACCAAAAGAGGTGCAACATGAACGGCAATTTGAAGTGGTCGAAGTCTCGACGGGCGAACTATGACAAGACGATTGCGGCTCGGCGCGCTGCACTCCAGCAGAAGAGTAGCGGAGTTAAGAAAAGCCCGCGTGTCGAGTCGAGGTCGCATTTCTATCGTTTGAAGGGCTCCGAGTTGATCCCGGTCAGGGTGCGGAAGATTGTAGCATGGGTGATCGAATGATACCGGATCGAGTTGAGTTCCTCCTGATGCTTGCGCGTGATGCGCAGGCTGAAGGTGACAACCTCGTGGCGGAGCAGACGAGGGCCAATGGCTTTCATGCGCAGCGGCTCAAGGACTTGTGGGCCATGGCCGAGGAGACGCGGCGCATCTTAGAGCGGGAGATTCGTAGGTTCAATGCTTATCTCCCGAGGGATCAGGAGCAGCCGGCGGAGCTAAACCCACAGCGCACGCCGCTCCCTCCACAGAACCAGCGCGTAACAGGGCCACAGCAGAAAGCAGATTCCGGGCGGTAGTTAGTATCGCACCTTCCGTACCCCTACCGCTCGGAGGGGGAGGGCTTCCCTGTCACCTGCCCTCCCCCACTAACTCTCAGGAGAATATCATGCACACCCTAGGCGATGCACCGATTGAGAACGAATACCTCGAGAAAATGAATGCGGTCGCGCGTGCCCTTGACGAGTTGTTCAACGGGGAGAAGAGAGGCAAGTCGCGTGAAGTGGGGTTCGTGCTCCTGGTGTTTCCTTTCGGGGAGAAGGAAGGTCGTTGTAACTATATTAGCAACGGTGCGGATCGTCGCGATATTGTTACAATGATGAAAGAGCAGATCAAGCGGTTCGAGGGCCAGCCAGAAATGTCGGGGCGGGCATGACCACCACGTTCACATGCAAGTTCTGCAACTGGAACGTCACACAGATTTATCCTGGTGACGATCCTGAGGAGGACACATGCGTCCTCTGTAAGTGGATCAATACGAACAAGAACCTGACTGAGGCGGAGAAGCACGAGCTTCGCATCAGGTACTCGAAGGCGATACGCAATGGTTCCTAGTCCAGAAGTAGCATTGATGCACGAGATCACGTTTCTAAAGGCCAGGATCGAGCGGCTACTGTCCGAACGTGATCTCTGGGAACAGCGCACGAAGATGGGCGCCGAGATTATCGAGGAGTGTATAACCCAGATCGAGAAGCTGGTAGCAGCGAAGAAGCGGCTAGAGGATGCAATCGCCTCTTACAAGTCGCCGGTTAAGACGCTGCTGGCAGCTAAAGCCAAGATCGAGGAGTTGCAAGCAGCGCTACGGGGGATGCTAGACGAGTGGGAAAGACTATCGCGGTATGGCAGTCCAATGGCGAAGGCTGCTAACGAACGTGTCAACGCTGCTCGCCGAGCGTTGTGTGAGTCACACAAGGGAGGTGCATGATGACGGAGCTTGAAGCATTTATCCTGTCGATTGACAGCGCGATCAGGAATGGTGCGGGTGCTGAGCAAGGGTTGCATACCATCGTTACCCGCATGGCTGCGGACATTCGTGAGAGGAACAGCATCGAGCATCTTCGTGCTGTCCCTCCAGACGATGACAACCTCATTCACCTCGAGCGCCATGTGCGGCACGCGCTGGAGGACTTCGAGTGCCTGTGCAGAGACTTCGAAGAGAACTGCTGGAGGCCAAATGTTGCAGAGAAGCTGGTGCATTCTGTCTCTCATCATCTGCGGCACGCTGCCTTTCGAAGTGGAGTGGAGGTGAAGCGTGCAAAGGAAGGAAAGCGAGACAAAGCTTAAGTTGGATCGGCAGTGGGACTCACCGACCTGTGCTGCGCCAATTAGAAAGGCTTGTTGGGTGGAAATGCCGGGATGGCTTCTCCTTGTGCCATCGCAAGTATATCATAAGGTAAAGCAGAAGCAGAAAGACGGAGGTGCAAAATGATGCAGACACTCGATTGGTGGTTGTTCCGGGTTGGTGGCGTTGTACTGGCAATTCTCATCGCCACAGCACCCATTTGGCTGAACCACTAAGAGGCAACGAAGGAGGTGCAAATGAGCTACGAAACAGACATCATCAAGGCGCTGACTAAGTTCGGTGGTAACTCGACGGCCAATCCTGATGCCAAACATAACACGGGCAGCCTGATTGGCGAGGCGTTCATGTGGGATAAGATCGAGGCGTATGCCAAGTCGAGGGCCGACGCCGCGTGGCTGAGACTGGCGAGAGAGGGCATCATTAACGATAAGAAAAGCCTCGATCCGGGCGATCACGAACTGGCATCGAGCCCAAGCTTCCTGGTCGTGGCGAAGGTAACGAACCCTATCAAGCGGTTCAACGGCGATGCGTTGGCGACGCTGCTGGCAAAGAGCAAGTACAAAGTACCGATCAGCACGACCAAGGAGTTCATCGATCAAGCCAAGGTTCCCACCACCAGTGCCGTCACGATGAAAGTATTGGAGAGAGGCTGATGAAAATCGTCAGGGTGTTCCCACATCAACTCGCGTGGCTTCGTCGTCCTGAGTTGGATACTGGAGACACAAAGGTGTGGGAACTCCCTGATGGTACTTTGTTCGCAGCACACAAGGATGAGCACGTTGTATTGGAGATTATGAAAGATGGCCCTGGTCCTCCAACCGACACTGGAACACCTGACGACTGAGGAACTAGAGCAGCACATCGAGGTGGTGCGTGCTCGGCGGATCGTGGCTGCTATGGAGTATGTTGCAGGGCAAGAACTGAAGCTTGAGACTGAGCGTGATAAGCTTCACCGCAAGCTTAAGCAACACTACGAAATGCTAGGGAAGGAACTCGAGCGGGCGGATCGTGTGATCTTCTCGCTCGAGCAGAGGGTTGCAGCAATCGAACTTCTCAGACAGGAAGCCGGTCTGATAGACGACTACAAAGGAGCGTATGAGAAATGACAAAGTTCGAGGATCGATACCCTGAGGGCAAGATGAACGACACCGACGAAGGCGTGCTGAACATTCAGATGGGCTTCAACAAAGACGGCAAGTTCATAATCGACTTTGGCAAGCCGGTGGTTTGGATCGGCATGACCAAGGAGCAGGCGTTCCAGTTTGGTAAGAGGATAATGATGCAGACGGTGGATACATATGTGAAGCTAGAGGTGCCCGACGAGGAGTCACCTGATGGGAATCATACATGAGTTGTGTGAGTCATACAAACAACCGGGGACTGTGCAGAGGATACTAATCGTCGCAATCGAGTGGGGGCTGTTCGCAGCCATCCTTCTTTGGGGAGACTTCCTATGAACTTCATGGAGTTTAATCGGCGGCTCGAACAGTGCCACGTCGATAAGCACACACGCTATCTGCTCGGCTATCTCTACGAGGTAAATGCCGAGTTGAACAGGAACATGGCGGAGGCAACTAAAGCGCTGTTCGCCCTCACGGAGGTAGTGCAGAACTACACAAACATCAACAACCAACTCCTCGACGATGTGAAGCGGCTCAGTCGTGGCAACATGCCTGACGGCGTGGAGGTTCACAGCGTCAGGAACGAGCCAGAGGAATGAAATGAAACAGGCTACTGGCTACATCACGGAGGACGGGACCTTCTTCGAGCGACAGGAAGAAGCGTCCCTCCATGAGGCTGAACAACGGTTGAGGTCTAGGCTTGTCGAGGTCAACGGCGCAGTGGACCCCGAGAAGTTTATGAACCTTGTGCTTGGCGTAATGCGTGAACTGAAGGGTTTCGTCGATGCCTACAATGCCGCGGATACCACTGAGCGCAATCAACAAGACACGGACGGAGAGGCGGCTGACGACAGTGAAGCGCCCGCTTCTGATGCAAGTATTGGCCACGTCTCCCCAACAGAAGAGGACCTTGCATCCCTACTCAAACTCCCGTCTCGAGGACCTCGCAATGTGCCCGACGTGGGGAGTCGTCCACGCCCAAAGGAAGTATCAAAGCGACGCCCGAAGCATGGCGCTTGAGTGCGGCGAGTTGATGCACCAAGTCTTTGCTGCTGTTCGCATCTGGCAGCTATCCAAAATACAGAAGCTCGATCTCCACGCTCAGGTTACGGGCAAACGCATATTCAAATCGCAAAGATGGAATATGTGCTGGAACCGTTGTATGACTCAAACAGACGAGCGCGACCAACTGCTTGAGTTGTGCTTCTCGGTATTGGCCACGAGCGGCTGGAAGGATGACGAGAAAGATACGACGCGGACCATGACGAACATGGAGCTAGCGAGTATTTGCTATGCCGATGAACACCTCCCAAAGATGGAAAACTGGCCTATCTACGCCGAGGATAAAACCAATCCTCAGAGCATGGTGGGCATTGAGCAAGTGTTTGATGTTGTTCTCACTTTTGAAGATAACAAAGAGATTCGATACGTTGGCACCATTGACGGGCTGGTTATTAAAAAGAGTACTGGCGATTACTACCTCGACGAGAACAAGACTGCTTCGCGATTGAGCGACGCTTGGCGCAATGCCTTTGACACGAGACATCAGATCACCGGCTACTGCGCAGCCAGCACCAGTGTCTTTGGGTTCCCGGTGTATCGGAGTAGGGTCACAGGGCTGAGGATCAAGCCAACGAACAAGGGTGAGGACGTATATCCATTCGAACCAGTCGTGAGGAAGTGGGATGACATACAGCATTGGGCCACTTGGGTTAGGGAAATGTCGGAGACTTACGAGAAATATAAAGATGATTACGAACACGCCACTCGGTTCACTCATTCTTGTAACCGATACTTTCGACCATGCAGTCTCCTCAGTTTTTGCGCTGATGCTGATGGGGCGGCTGGAAGAAAACTTGCGTTCGAAGAACTCATGGTTCAGGCCGATCCTTCCCCCAGCGAACGAGCCGTAACTGAGTAGTGTGAGTCACACAACTATGAAGGCAAACGGACCATTCGAGATTTCGTCCCGCGATGCAGTGTCGCGTCGCATGACGATCCTCATTTGGGGGCCTGCTGGTGACGGGAAGACCACACTCGCGGCAACGGCTCCTGGTAAGAAACTGTGGCTGTCGCTTGGAGACAATGAGCATCAGTCGGTAATGCATCGCAAGGACGTAGCTGTGATGCACCTCTACAGGCACAGCTACGACGAAGTGCTGAAGCATGGGAGATCAGAAAACCCTTTTGGACTGGACTATATCCTAGCCGAGGATCAGGATATAGAGACGGTCATACTCGACTCGACCACAGCCTTGACTGACTTGGCTTTGAGGAAGGCGGTAGCTCAGGGACTAGGAGCAAGTTCAGGCTTCCGCCCTACGATGGAACACCCTGGAATGTCAGCGTATGGAGGCAGAAATGCGATAACACTTGAAGTCCTCACGAACATCCTTCGAGTGACTGCCAAGCACGACGTACACTTCATTATGACAGCGCATGAGGCCGATCCTGAGAAGGACAAGGAAGGCATAGTGCAGTACATCACGATCATGCTCGGCGGTAAGTTGGTGAACAACGTGACTTGGCGACTGAGTGAGATTTGGTATCTGAGCCAGGATGCTAGAGGTCGTCAGTTGGCTGTTCGCCCGACGAGGAAGCATAGGCCGATGAAGTCTCGCATGTTTACTGGCACCGGAGAGCCTGAGTTTATATTGAACTACGATGCCAATAAGGATGACAAGGGCCAGATGACGATTGCATCGTTCTATGAGAAGTGGGTCAAGACGGATGGTAAGTTGCCCATCCCATCCACGAGGAGAGATCGATGATAGGAAGCAGGTGCATCGCTTGTGACGTAGAGGTGCAAGAGTTCGAGAAATTCTACATTGTAGAGGAGGGTATAGTCCACTCGAAGTGTAGAGAGTCCTGGGCAGAGGGCAAGGCTGTAGCATCCACGACTGCTCGCGTGGTTAGCAAGGAGCAAGAGCATGGCAGACGATAATGAGCCTATGGGCATTATCGAACTCGACGAGAACCTCGCGGACGTAGAGAAGCCGAAGGAAATACCCCCAGGCAAATACGTTGGGGAGGTGCAAGACGTGCAGGAGGCAACGAGTGGGAAGGGGAACACCTACTTCGCGGTTCAGTTCCGCATCCCGCCCGACGAGCTTCCCGCCGATGTGGCGGAACAGTATGAGGACGGAGCAGTCCTCTACTGGAATAGGATCATCAAGCCGCGGAGCCGAAGTGACCGTCGTGCGTTGTTCAATCTGCGCCGGTTCATCGAAGCCCTCGGCCTCGATCCCAATACGACGACAATCGACCCGAATGATTGGATGGGCCGTCAGGCTCGGCTGATTGTTCGGACGGGTAAGTACCTCGGTGAGGAGCGTGCGGAGATCAGTGCGGTTGAGCCGGCGGAAGCCAAGGCCGCACCGACGCGGCGTGCCCCTCCCAAGGAGACGGAGAAGGCACCTGCACGGCGGGGTAATCGCCGTGGGGCAAATGCCTAAGCACGCTGGGGGGTTGTGTAACTCACACAACCCCCTACTCCAGTGAGGGAAACGATGAAGAAGGCACGAGACATTACTATCAGTTTGGGTGAACTCACGGCCAGAACCGGAGAAATCCAAATCATATTCCGGTGTTCCCTCGATGACA